TGACTCAGAGGTGCTGCTCCTCGCCGAAGGTTACGCTACCGGCGCCAGCTTGCACCAGGCCACAGGGCATCCGGTGTGTATAGCCTTCGATGCGGGCAATCTGCCCATCGTGGCTAAAGCTGTGAGAGCTGTGCATCCTGCGGCACTGATTGTGGTTTGCGGCGACAACGACCACGCAACCAAGGTCAGAACCGGCCGCAATCCTGGCATTGAGAAAGCAGAGCAAGCAGCACGCACAGTACACGGCGCTGCGACCTGGCCTGAAGGCTTGCCTGATGAGCAGAGCGATTTCAATGACCTGCATCAGCTTAAGGGCTTGGATGCCGTGCGAGATCGTGTGGCCGCGACTATCGAACGGGCGAGATCTGGCGTAAACGAGCGAAAGAGTGGCTCGGCATCTGGACGCTCAGATGAAGACAGCGGTCTATCGTGTGACCGATTCCAAGTCAGTGATAAAGGTGTGTTTTTTCTGGAGTCGGACCAGGACGGCCATCGCAAAGCACCGCAGTGGGTGTGCAGCCGCCTAGACGTGGTTGCACGTACCCGTGATGAGGACGGACAAGGATGGGGCTACCTGCTGACCTTTCCTGACCCCATGGGCAATGTCCGCACCTGGGCAATGCCCGCCCGCATGCTGGCCGGGGATGGGGCCGAATATCGCGCGGCGCTGCTGAACATGGGTCTTCGCATTGCCAGTGGCGCGAACGCTCGCAACAGACTGGGTCAGTACCTGCAAAGCAGACAGCCGAAAGAGATGGCCCGCTGTGCTGATCGCGTTGGCTGGCACGGCCAAGCCTATGTGCTTCCTCGCATCACCATCGGTGGTGATGGTGAGCGCATTGTTTACCAGGTGGACGGAATCACTGAAAACCCGTTCAAGCAACGGGGCACGGTGGCTCATTGGCGCGAGCGTATCGCGGCGTTATGCGTAGGCAACGATCGATTGTTGTTTGCCTTGTCTTGCGCCTTCGCTGGCGCACTGGTTCGCCACTCTGGCATTGACAGCGGCGGGTTTCATTTGCGAGGTGGATCGAGCTGCGGCAAGACAACAGCCTTGAAGGTTGCCGGATCGGCTTGGGGCGGGCCCTCATACCTACAGCGCTGGCGCAGCACAGACAACGCCCTTGAGGCCATCGCGGCGCAGCATTGCGACGGGTTGCTGATCCTGGATGAGCTGGCACAAGTTGATCCAAAGACCGCCGGTGAATGTGCCTACATGCTGGCCAATGAGACGGGCAAAGCTCGTAGCACCCGCACTGGCCAGGCGCGGCCCCGCCTGAGCTGGCGGCTGCTGTTTCTGTCTGCTGGGGAAATCAGCCTGGCTCAGCACATGGCAGAAGGCGGCAAGCGTAGCAAGGCAGGACAGGAGCTACGGCTTGCCGACGTGCCTGCCGATGCGGGCGTGGGCTTTGGGTTGTTCAACGAGCTGCACGATTACCCAAGCGGGGCGGCTATGTCCACCGAGTTGAGCAAGGCATGCGAGGCGCAGCATGGCGCGGCAGGTATTGCATACCTTGAATGGCTTGTGTCCCACTTGGACACCCTGCGGGATAGGACCAGAGACGGCATTGATCACTACGCAGGTGAGTGGATACCCGAGGCAGCAAGCGGGCAGGTTCAGCGAGTGGGACGGCGCTTTGCGCTGGTTGCTATAGCGGGTGAGCTGGCCACGGAAGCGGGGATTACCGGGTGGCCACCAGGTGAAGCGGCCCGAGGTGTTCTAGCTTGCTTCAATGCCTGGCTTGCATCCCGTGGCGGTATTGGCGATGCAGAAGAAGGCCAGATGGTGCGCCAGGTTAAGCGTCTGCTTGAGGAGCGCGGCGCCGGTAACTTTGCTTGGTGGCATCGGGCCGCTGATGACCGAGCGCCGAACCCCACAGAACGGTGGGGCTTTCGTCGCTTGGTAGATGGTTCTGGCAAGGCCATCAAAACGAACAGCGACCACATGAAGGAATACGGGGAGGTCATGAGGCCTGCCGATGGCGAAGAAACAAGCATCGAGTATTTCGTCTTTCCCGAGGTGTTTCGTAATCGTCTGTGCGAAGGCTTCGACCACAACGCCGTGGCCAAGTTGCTGGTTAGACGTGGCCACTTGATGCCGGGGCCAGGTGATCGATACGACAGGCGGGAGCGCTTGCCAGGCATTGGCAACGCGACGGTCTATCGCATCAAGTCAACGATCTTTGCTGACGATGGAGCTGGTGACTGATGGCCGCCATACATGTGCGGCCGATTGTTGCTCGCGCCCGCTCGCCGCCGTGCTTCGTTGCGCCTACCAATTCACCAATCAACAACGTGCAGACGTCTGCACTCATAGGAAATGTATGACTGATCAATCTCTCCAGGCCGCACCCATGGTTGCCGCCGTAGTGCCGAAGCCCATCGAGGGCACGACAGTGCATCTGGAAAATCCGCTCACTATCAAGGGCGCCGCCATTTCATCTTTGACCTTGCGCAAGCCAATTGCAGCCGATGTGATTGAGCTGAGCTTTCCGTATCTCGTTGTCCCAAGAGATGACGAAACGTGCATTGAGTTCAGGCCAAAGGTGGTCGCTCGGTACATCGCACGTCTGGCGGGGATACCGATGCCATCCGTTCTTGGCATGAGCATCCCCGATCTGCAGTCCTGCCAGGCGGTGATTCAAGGCTTCTTCGGCAGAGATTCGTCCAATGACGATGACTCTGCGATTGCTAGTGGCCAGGCCGCCGCAGCCAACCCGCAGACGGATCAAACCTCATGAGGAGACGACATGGCTGATCAATTTCAACTCAAGGCCATCTTGTCTGCTGTGGACAAGGTGAGTCCCGTGCTCAAACAGATGCAGATAACTGCCAAGGGAACCAAGAAGTATTTGGCAGACCTTGGCAACGCTGCAAAGGGTTTGTCAGGCAAGATCGGTTTGCCCATCACAGCACTCAGCGGCCTACTGACGGGCTTTGGCATTGGTGCCATTCGCAAAGCGATGGATGGCTATGCGGAGTCCGGCGAGGAGATCTACAAGGGTTCGCTGAAAGCTGGCCTTGCTGTTGAGCAGTACCAGCGGCTCAAGTACGTCTTTGAGCAATCAGGTGTTTCGGTTGAGTCCATGGAAATGTCCTTGGGCAAGCTGAACAAGGGCATTGGCATGGCGGCGGCAGGCAAAGGCAAAGACTTGCTCGGGCTGTTCGGCAAGCTGCATATCTCCTTGCGCGACAAGGTGACCGGCGAACTGCGCAACGCGGGTGACATGTTGCCTGAGGTGGCCGATGCATTTTCCAGAAACAAGAATCCGGTGACGCAGGCCCGCATGGGCTTTGCACTGTTCGGTAAGCAATGGGCTGAGGTTGTGCCCATGCTGGTTGAGGGGCACGACGGTATCGACCAGCTCACCAAGCGCTTTGGCAAGCTCAAGGGTGTGATGTCCACGGACGATGCCAAGGGGGCAAAGGATTGGGGTGACCTCATGGCCGACGTCGCCGTCGTGCAAAAGGGTTTCTCCAACACCATTGCAAAAGAGCTGGTGCCGGTTCTGTCGCCACTGATCAATGATCTGATCTTGTGGGCGGGCGCGAACAAGAAGGTTGTGGCCGGTGAGGTGAAGTCCTTCGTTCGTGACCTGGTCGCGGGCCTACGTCAATTCGACTGGAAAGGTATGGTCGATGGGGCAAGAGCACTCGGCAGCGGCTTGGCCTGGCTGGTCAATAGCGTTGGCGGTGTGCGAAATGCAGTGATCGGCCTTGCGTTCTACATGAACATGGGCGCCATCGCAGCGTTCTTTGATCTCACGGGTGCGGCATACCGCATGGTCAAAGCACTGAGGCCGCTGTGGTCCTGGCTGTACAAAATCGGGTGGCTACTGGCCGCCAATCCATGGGTGGCCGCGATATCGGCCCTGGCCCTTGGCGCCGTGTATGTGTACGCACATTGGGACAAAGTCAGGGCGTGGTTCAGTAGCTTCTTTGACTGGGTGGGCCAGAAGTGGGATGCGTTCACTGGCTGGATTCGCGACGCTGTTGCGGCCGCTCGAAGCTTTCTAAGCCTGAGCGGTGGCGGCGGGGGCGCGAATGCCGGACACGGTACATCTGGTGGGTGGGGGAACGATGCTTTCGTTGCTCGGCCCTCGCTGACGATGCCGTCCGCACCCGCTCGGGTGAATGGCGAGATCCGGGTTCGCTTTGACGACGCACCACCTGGCATGCGTGTGGTGCAGACATCGTCACCCAGCGGGGTCAGCCTCAATCCTGACGTTGGCTACCGCACCATGGGTGGGCCGCTCGGCTCGGGCGTCTTCTAAGGGCTTGTGCTCTGCAAGGTCTACTGCCTTGCGGGGCATGTCGGGTGCGGGATGGGCCTGCATAGAGGGAATCTTCGCGCCACAAAAATGCGGTGCAGTCGACTGCACTACTCCAGGAACACAGGAAATGAAAAGAGTATTCAATGCCAGTATCCGCACCACGTCCATGCAAACATCTAGGTTGCTCGACTCTTGTGCGTGATGGCACATCGCGTTGCAACGCCCACAAGCTGGATACATGGACGAAGCGTCCAGAGGTGAAGCGCACCGCTGGCAGGGCATTGCAACGCAAGCGCACCGAACTATTCAAGCGTGAGCCGTTGTGTCGGCTGTGCAGCCAGCAAGGCTTTGTGACCCTGGCAACGTTCCGTGATCACATCAAGCCGCTGGCTGAGGGTGGCACGGACGATGACGACAACATCCAGCCCCTGTGCTTTGACTGTCATGAAGAGAAGTCGAAGGGCGAGCGCCTGAGAGCAAGACGGGGGGGTGGCAAAACTTAGAGCTTTTGCAAGCGGAAACCGATCAGCTAGCCGGACTTTTATGGGGAGTGAAAACTACCCCCCCGGGGGGTTGAGGCAACCTGTTGAGGGGGGGATAAAAAAAGTCATTTTCTATTTGGTGGTAGTAGGCCGCCCCTTTGGGGGGGGCTGACGCGCCGTTTGATGCGGCTTGGAGCTTTGCGGTAGGCTTCCTGCAGGGTATGGCCAGCATCGGGCCAATCTGTAGTACGCGACAAGCTATCTGGACGGGCACCTATGATCATGACCCTGAACCAAGAGTCCGTGCTTTTTTTTTATGAGCTTGGTCAAGCCATAAGGTATTGGACTTACGTCGAGCACGACCTACGCCATCTCGTGACGGCATCTGTTGTTGACGACGACAAACGCATGCTCTCGATTGGCTTCATCTCAATTGAGAGTTTTCAATCTAAGCTGACCTTTTGCAGCAGCATCATCTCTGAGCGTTATCAGGGTTCATCGGATTTCGAACGATGGCGAGCTCTCAGCAGCCGCTTGCAGTCAGCAAAGGTGCTGCGGGACCGATTGGGTCATTGGACCGTCATGGTGTACCCGCTCAGCAGGGAGGGAAGAAGGTATGCCCTCATGAACTCCAAAGAAGAACAGCTCGCAGCACCAATGAGGGGCCACGCAGACCGCCCTGGTAAATCGCCACCAATG